ATCCTTCCCTATACTGCCTTATGTAGACAGTAACACAGCAGACAAAGGAGTAACGAAATGGCAAACGAAAGAACTTGGAAAGAAACAGTAACGGGCGGAGATAAAATAATCAAGGTAAACATCGGAGACGATATCCCCAAACATGTTTGGGTTCCAATGACAAAAGAACAAGAAAAAGACCTAAAGCGAAGAATGGGAAAGTAACCAAGCAGCCAAGCAGATCGGGGGCCACACGGCCCCCCAACCCAAAGGAGGGTTCAATGTCCACAATCAAAGTTTCTTGCCCCTGCGGATGCGCTGAGGTCGTCTCGGCTGACATGTCTGGCGGTGTTAGCGAGAACGGCGAATTCACCAGCGAGAATGCCACTGTAGACGCGTGTGCGAAGCTGCGCGAAAATGGCATTGCTGGTCTTTCACCTGTTGCATACTCAATTGGCAAGTCTTCCATTGATGTTTCTGAGGAGTTTCCAATTGATTACTACAAGCATTGTGATGGGCTTGTCTGGATGAAAAGCTAGACGCAATGCCATCAGATTAAGGGGGGCCACATGGCAAAACATACCGACTGGAGTCACCTAGAGATAATATGCAGCGTTTGCAAAATAGACATTATGGATATGATGATCGGTGGGTATTTGCACACGATGCATTCTTCAGAACCTTATATAAAAAATGGTGTTGCGTGTTACCCATGTTTCATCGAAACAATTGTACCAATACGATTGACGATTTGGGATGAGATGCAACACACACGTAGTAACTAGTAGTGCAGATCAGGGGGGCCAAATGGCCCCCTTTTTTATTGCCTAGAAAATAGGGGTTGACAGCCTTTCCATCCTTCCCTATACTGCCTTATGTAGACAGTAACACAGCAGACAAAGGAGTAACGAAATGGCACAATTAATTTTCACAAGAGGCGTCAATGATGAGATGGCAGGAGATACCAAATTCGCCAAGCATGTAACCGATTCGCTCGCAAGATTCGCCAGCCAAGACTGGGGCGATATTTCAAAAGAAGATTCTTCCAACAACGACGCAGCAGCCATTGTGCAGAATGGAAGAATCATTGCAGGGTATGAGGGATGCAAAAGGATTTGGATAATCAAAGAGGCTGGAAACCACACAAACTGCGACGGCTCAGATGGTCACGGTGCAGTGACAGTTTTGTTCCCATCCGAATATTAAAAAGCAACCAAGTAGACTGGGGGCCACACGGCCCCCACAGGAATCATAAGGAGGTCGGAGATGAATGCAATAGCAGATTTAACTTTAGGAATGGGCAGCCAAGCCAGAGCGGTACTCCAACTGCTCTCTGATAGGGAGCCAGATTTCGCAGAATATGAGGATGGAGAATACCAAATTTATATGGAGACCAAACCGTGGTACAACGGCAGAGAACGAGGGTTTGTTCTTTCAATGAGAAGGGATTATCCCAGAAATGAATCAGGTGTGATTAATATAGCAATCTTTGAACACCGCAACGCCGGTCATCTTGTCGGGTTATCGTGGAGAACTGATGGCATACCCTTTCAAAATGGGGTCGTTGCAGATGCTGATACTTTAGAAATAGCTTATGCAAGTTACCCCCAACCTGATGCAGAGTTTGCTCATGGTCGCATCGGAGAATGCGCGGAATGGATTTATGAACAACTCGAAAGTCATTACAACAAATCAAAATCCAATTCTTCGGAATCCGAAGAACAAATCTTTACTGGATCGCTGCCCACGGTCACTTCTTAAAGTAGCGAAGCCAATCAGACAGGGGGCCACACGGCCCCCTTTTTTTGTCTAATGGAATACGTCACCTTCTGTATTCCATCCCCATTGTCGTCGATCTGAGAGCGTCAGAGTTGACAATACAGACGCCATCATTCATCCTTATCCGCAAATAGCCGAGAGTCCTTGAGGCCAGTGGCAAAATTTGAGCGACCTAGCAGTCCTATTTGTAAGCATAGCTTACGGGTAAGGGCTGTTTTTTAGTTGTGTCAGGAGGATCATATGGCTCCTTTAACTGTTCGGAAGCTGACAAGCGCAGATGTGAAGGCCGTCAATGTCGAGGATGGAACTGTTACGGCGGTGGTATCTGATGAGTCAGTTGATCGAGATGGAGACATTATCCGCGCGCAGGGATGGCAACTGGACGCGTTCCGAGCGTTACCCATCATGCTTGCAGACCACGATTACAGTCTGTCTTCCGCTATTGGTCGCTGGCGCGATCTTCGCATAGATGGAACGACCATGATCGGCACGGCTGAATACTTTATGGATTCAGGAAATGAACTCGCCGAGAAGGCTTTTGCATTAGCGCAGCGCGGACTGGCTGCGTTCTCAGTGGGGTTCAAGACATATCCTGAGCATACAGTCAGGCTTGAATCTGGGGGCAGTGAATACCGCAAACAGGAGCTTCTCGAAATTAGCCAAGTTGCGATTCCTGCAAACCCCCATGCCCTGGCTTTCGCGAAGAGCATTGGCCCTGAATGGGAAGAAGACGACATTGATGAGGTGATCGAAAAAGACGACGATTTCTTTATCGGTAAAGTGGCGCACGAGTTGTACGTCTCGCTGGATGAACACGGTGTTCAGATGAAGGATTTAGCAAACGAGACGGTGCGATTACAGGAAGTCATGAATATGCTGATGCGCTCCATAGTGGAGATCAAGCAGCATCTTGATTACATGTACAACACCGAACCGCAGGAAACGGTAGAGGATGAGGAGAAACCCAAGCCGAAACCGAAGCCAGATCAAACCTATCGAGAGATGCAGGATTATTTGAAATCCAATATCGACCAATTATTGATACAAGCATTGAAGGAGTGAGCAAATGACGACTGAAGAAAAGACCCCAGAAGTCGAAGAAAAAGAGCTACCGGCAGGACATGTTCTGCAACATATGGCAGAACAACCAGAGGACTTCAACGCTGAGGCCAAAGAAGAACTAGAGGACACATTCCAGAAAACCGTCGATGAAATGGTCAAGGAAAAAGTCGGCTCTCTCCTCCGAAGTCAAGGCATGAAACGTCCCCAAATGTCGGAACATAACGACAAGGCCACCGGCGCACCTCTGGATGGAACATACAAGTCATTCGGTGAGTTTGCGAAATCGGTTGTTGCAACCGATAAAGGCCAATCCGATACGCGCCTGAAAGTACTTGGGGAAAGCACGGGAGACGCTGGCGGATTCCTCGTCCCTGAAGAGTTCAGGGCGCAGCTATTAAGCCTCGCATTAGAAGATGCCGTTGTGCGTCCCAGGGCATTCGTCCTACCGATGACCTCATCTCAAATGCGCGTTCCATCTATCCGCGACACAAGTCATGCCTCAACGGCATTTGGTGGAGTCAGAGGGTATTGGACGGCTGAATCAGCATCCTATACAGCAAGCGAGCCAACCTTTGCGAGCCTTGCATTGACCGCGAAGAAGCTCACAGGGTACACGACAGCATCAGATGAACTCCTTGCAGATTCAGCAATAAGCCTTGAGGCATTACTGATCCGCCTCTTCTCGGAAGCGATTGCGTTCTTCGAGGATGATGCGTTTATTAACGGCGTAGGATCAGGACAACCGCTCGGATTAATTAATGCGGATGCGCTTGTAACGGTTGCGAAAGAAACGGGCCAAGCAGCCTCAACCATAGTGTACGAAAATCTCATCAATATGTGGTCACGGTTGCATCCACGCAGCAAAGCAAATGCGGTTTGGATTGTTCACCCAGATACCTTCCCACAGCTTGCTCAGATGAGCTTAAACGTGGGTACAGGTGGAAGCCCTATGTGGATAGCCAACGCATCAGGAGGCGCACCCAATAGCCTCTTTGGGCGACCCATCATTGAGTCGGAAAAATGCCAAACGCTCGGAACGGCTGGGGATATCTTCCTCGCTGATATGAGCTATTACGTCATCGGTGACCGACAGACTCTCACGATGGCATCAAGCTCACATGTCAGATTCCAGAACGGCGAAGTGGCATGGAGATTGACGAGCCGATTAGATGGACGACCGTGGGTCGATTCGGCCCTGACGCCCCGTAACGGATCGAACACTGTCAGCCCATTCATAAACCTAGCAACAAGAAGTTAATAGCCTTGTGGGGCTTCTGAGACGATCAGAATGACCCGAACAAAAGGAGTAAGCCGATGAGTATGGAATTGAGCGAACACGCATCAGTATCGTTGATCGAGACTGCGGACATAGGTGGCACAAATGCCTCAAGTAGTTACGTGTCAATGAAAAATTTTGCGCGAGCTTTCGCGTATGTTGAAATTGGGACATGGGACTCTGGAGACGACC